AGCTGCTCAACGCCGGGCAGTTCTGGCTCTTGTTCGACGGTAATTTCTCCGAATTCGACCGCGCCGCAGGCTTCGGTCGCGCGACGCGGATCGCCTTTGACAAAAACCAGCACACTTTGGTGCGTGCGACCGAGCTTGCGCGAAGCTGCGAATTGCTTGCCGGCCCGGATCGGCAGGGAGCCGACCGCCGTCACCAGAATGGCCTCGTTGTAGAGCCGCGCGCCGGCGGCCTCGAAGGCTTCGACAGTTCGGCCCGGCAGGTTGACGTAACAACCACGTTCATCCCGCACATCGCCGATGACCCAGACAGCGAAGCGGTCATCCCGCAGCCGCACGAGCGAACCGGCGATGATTGCCCGATAGGCGAGGAGGAAATCGCCGAACTCCATGTTCGACAAGTCGGCCGCGCCGTCGGAGTACCGTTCAAGGTTCCAGTAGGGCGGACACGAAAACACAAAATCGCATGCGATGTCGCGTGCGAGCTTTTCGATCTCTTTCGCGTCGCCGCACAGCCATTGCGGTTGAGGCTCTCCCGCCAGGTGCAGCTGCGCGACGTTGGCAGCGACTTGCTCGGCGCGAAGCTCGATGCCGACATAGCGCCTGCCAAGCCTCGACGCGACGATGCCCCGCACCGAGCCGCCCGCGAATGGATCGAGCACGGTGCCGCCAGGCGGGCAGAACCAGCGATAGGCGATCTCGCAGACGACCGGATCGAAGATCGATGTGCCGGTCGAGCCGACTTCGAGGATCGCGGCGCTCACCGGATCGAGATCGTCGGGATCGCGACTGCCTTTCACGAAGGTGAGGTTCTCAGCTCGCGCCGCCATTCGTTCGGCCCGCTTTTGATTGAACTCGGTCCAAGCACCTTTTCCGCCGCCGCCTCCCGGAATTGGATTGGCGGCGCGCTCGCGTTCAGTCATTGACGATCGACTTGCCGCGGCCGTCGCCGCGCGCCTTCGATTTCGAATAGTCGGCTGCCGGTAATGGCGATCCGCCCGGCGCCGCAGAAGGCTGACCGGCGTCAGCGCGATCGAGCGGCAACGGCGCCCCGCCGATCGGCGCGCCGCGACCAAGCTCCGAACGAATGCCAAGGTCGATCCAGGCGCGCTTACGGTTTTGCCACCAGCCCTCCCGCGCATTCAAGACGGAGAATGGCGGAATTCCGAAGCGATCCGCGAGCGTCGATGATGGCGCGGTCTCTTCCGGCGCACCCGAGCCCGCTGGCGGACCCGCCGCGCCTGCGTCCACATTGATGGCGTCAAGCAGACTTCCAAGTTCCGCTTCAGCGAAGCCGAGGAGTTCAAGGTCGAAGTCCGTTTCACGCAATGCCGCAAGTTCCGCGCGCAGCAGGCTCTCGTCCCAACCGGCGTTCTCGGCAATTCGGTTGTCGGCGATGACAAGCGCGCGCCGCTGCGTCTCGGTCAAATGATCGAGCGCGATGATCGGCACCTCGGTCATGCCGAGGCGTTGCGCGGCCAAGAGCCGGCCGTGCCCGGCGATGACGACGCCATCGCCGGCGATCAGGACTGGGTTGACGAAACCGAACTCGGCGATCGAAGCGGCAATTTGGGCGATTTGTTCATCCGTGTGCGTGCGGGCGTTCTGTGCATACGGAACGAGCTTTGCAATCGGCCGCGATTCGATCTTGAGATCCATTTGGTGTTGCGTACCTTGAGTGCGCACCCGTGCGCGGTGCGCACCCTAAAGTGCGCACCCGGTTTTCATCTCTATCGCTAGGGGGTTCCCGGGCCTTTGCCGCCCGCATACGCTTTTGCGCCGGGAAGAACCTACAATTTGACGGCGGTTGCGGTTTGGATGCGGTTCATTGCGGTCGGATGCGGTAATACCTTTTCGGGTACACGGCCTCGGCTACACGTGCGAACGCATCCATCATCAAACACGCGTCTCGCGATCATGCCAGGAAAAATGCCTAAACGTGTTGCGGATGTCACGCCTGAAGTTCAACGATTAGTGCGGTTTGTTTCCGCGTTGGCGCAGCTTTCGCCACGTTGAATGCGGCGATTTGCGGCGAGGCCCGTCGCATCGTGCTTGGGCACTGTCCGCTTTGATGCGGCCGAAAGCCGATTCGACACGGTAACCAACGCGGCGACCCAACGTCGCCACGCGGTTTGGCGCGTTAAACCGACCCGCCAGCAAATCGGCTTCCACGGCACGTTCTCGGCACGCAGCCAAACGATCCGGGCGTCGTCAGGTTCAAGCCATGTGAGCCACGTGAAGGTCTCCTCCATGCGGCTGATCGCCCCCGGCGACGGCGCGATGCGGGGCATGCTCGCGCGTTCCCAGCCGAAGGCCTCGAAAGCGCTGCGGACCATCGCCGGCCAGGTGTTGAAGTAGCCGGGCACGCGGGTGTCGGGGAGGCGGCGAAGCGTGAAGGCGGCTTCCTCGAAGCGCGCCTCGACTATCGAAGCTGTCCAATGTTCAGCCATGTCAGTTCTCCTCGTGTTTGCCGTAGAGCTTCTCGCCGATCTGGCGGACCAATTCGCGTTCCGACCAAGTGAGCCGGTCGTCATCGGCGTTCACGACCAGGACGTTCTGGTCGCGCCAGCCATTGCGCTTGATCAGCTCGGGCGAAGGCCGGTCGCCGCTCATCCATCTCATCGCGCGACCTCACGGAGCACGGCGGCATAGCCGGCAAGATCGATCGTCGAATCGAGGTGGCCCGGATCGTGCGCAAGCCGCGCCAGCTTTAGATCGATCAAGCACAGCGCGACCTGCGCCGGCGTAACCTTGCGGCCGAGCGTCAACGACCAGCGTGCCGCGATGCTCGCCATGAGGACGGCCGGATCGCCGTAAGAATTGCGACGCTTCGCCACCAGGCTCGCTGCGCGTTCGAGCAGCTTTTCGCCGGTCATGCCTGCGCCCCATCAGTCATGGGAGCGGTAGCATTCGCGGCAGCCGCGAGATCAATCACCGCGCCAAGGACGGAAGCAGGTCCAGCGTTACCGAGCCGGCCCATGCTCGCCGCAAGCTCGCGCGGTTCGACGCCGTGTTGCATGAGCACGGAGACGACGACGCAGGCATCGGCGAGGAGGGCATCGAGAGCGGAGCCCGTGCGAATGCCATGGACGAACACTTCGCCGGGCCTACCGTCGTCATAGAAGCCGATCGTGACCGCGAACCGCATGCCGCCGAATTCTATTTGGGCGGTCTCGGCGGGCCGGCGATCGGGAAGGCGCTGGCGCGTCATCGCACGCCTCCGCCCGTGTCGATCGCCCACAACAGGATCGCGATGGCGTCGGCTTCGTTGTCGTCGGCGGGGTTGAAGCCGCGATTGCGGACAGCGTCGATGACCGCAGCTTTGTCGGCGTTGCCCTTGCCGGAGACGTGACGCTTGATCGTCCCGACCGGCACGCCTTCGTATGGAATGCGGTTCTGCTCGCACCAGGCGGTGAGGCTTGCGAGGAAGCCGCCGTAGATATGCGCGGCATCGGTGCCGGCGTGACGGCGCACCTCCTCGAAGTACACGGCGGAAATTCCGGCGGCGTCTCTGGCGACGATGTCGAGCCAACCACGAAAGCGTAGGTAGCGCATGCCGCCGCCGTCATATCGGCTTGGGCGAAACGACATGGTGCCGCTCTCGATCGCGCCGCCGTCGAGCCGAATGGCCCAACCGAGCATCGTCCCGAGATCAAGAGCGAGAACGGCCCCTGTGCGCCGCGCTTGCACCTTTTCCGAGTCGAGTTGCGTATGCGTATCCGACGCAACACGAGCAAGCGTTGTCGAAGCCATGCGGTTCTCCTTCAGGAAGGCTTGCGGATTAGAACGGGATCTCATCGCCGGTTTCCCAGTTGATTGGCGACTTACGGCGGACACCGGTGACGGCCGCGCCCGGAAATTTATGTTTGATGTCGAGGACGCCGTCGCCGAGTGCCTCGATGAGGATTGCAACCTCGGCCACGGTGAAGACGCGGCCTTCGCGCGCGACGTGATGGGCTTCCTCGGCGCTGCGTACGAGCGAGATGACTTCGCCCGTTGAAGGCAGCACGCATTCCCAAACCTGGGGCGAGAGCGGACTTGCGCCGGACTCGTGCGCGGCGCGATCAAGGGCTGCCCACGCTCGCCGCATGCCTTCGATTTGCGGCGCGACGTAGCGCTCCTCGTCGGACCGAAGCGCTGCATCGAGCCGATCCTTTTGCTCGTCGAATTTGGCGCGCAGGAAATCCGAAACGATGAGCCGCAGTCGACCGACGCCCCACTTGCGCTCCATGGCAAGTGCAACCTGGTCGAGGCCTTCGACCATCGCCCGAATGCGATAGGCGGAAGGCGCCATCGCATCGGTCATCGGGCTCAATCGTTGCACTGCGCGCGTCATCGCACGCCTCGAACGCAGCCCCTGAAACCTGATGCGCGGCGCGAGGCGGCGCCTCGCGCGCGCGCGTAGGGGGTATGGGGGATTATCTTCTCCGCCTGTCGCCGCTTTGTTTTCAATGGGTTAGCCATGGTGTTTCCGCGTCTCCGCCATCTTCTCCGCCAAGCAAAATCAATGACTTAGCGACCCCGTCTCCGCCGTCTCCGCCATCGGTTTCAGAGCCATTGCAGCACCCGCACGCCGCTGAGCTTGGTCTTGCGGTTGCTCGCTTCGATCGTCAGCACGCCGTTGTTGAGCCAGTCGGCGACGAGCTTGTCGGAGGCCTTGCGGTTCATCTTTGCGTGCTGGACGAGGTAGAGGCCGAGGTAGCGCGCGCCCCCGCGCGGCGAATGCGAGAAGGGCATGCCAGCCTCGAACCGGCGCTCGACCTCTTTGAGGACTTCGCGCGCCTGTGCGATCGTGAATTCCGGTTCGGATGCGGCGCCCGGTTCGGTCTCGAGTTGGGCAAGAAGACCGCTCTCCTGCCGCACGTAGGTGTGCGCGTTATGGTCGGTTTCGTCGTTGGCCTTGACTACGGCGCCGCGCACGATGCAGCCGCGCGTGAACGGGATCGCAAGCGTGTTGCAGATCGGGCGGGCGGTCTCGTCGTCAAGTTTCCAGAGCGCATAGGCAAGCCGCGCGCCGTCCACCAGCGCAGTGGTCCCGCGGATGGCCTCGCGCGCATCATCGCCATCCGCGATGCGCAGCATGCCGTCCTTGCGCATGTGATGGGTGAGGAGAACCGTGGCGCCGGTTGCCGCAGCGAGCTCCGCAATCGCCGACCAAAGAAACTGCGCGGCAGAAGGGTCGGCGTTCACGTCGGCTAGAACAAACGCCTGCAGCGGATCGATGACGACGAGGCGCAGGTCCGAAAGCCGAAGCAGTTGTTCCTTGAGGTCAGTGAAGAAAGGCGTCCGCGCGAGCGTCTTGCCGTCGCTTGCAATCAGCGGGCGCACGCCGCCGGCATCCGGCAGCGGCAACACGATCAGGCGCTTTGGGTTGCGCAAGCGCCGCGACGTGGGATCGATGCGGTTAAGGCGCCGGTGTACCGCGTCGAAACTGTCTTCCGCCGTGACCACGGCGGCCGTGCCTTCGACGGCGATGCGGCCACCTAGAATCTTGCGGGACTGTTCAAGCCCCGCGACGCCGGCGGCGATCTGTAGTGCAAGGTCGAGCGCCAGATAGCTCTTGCCGAGGCCGCCCATGGCGGCGAGCAGCGCAGGTACGCCGAGGGGAATGGTGCCGCGGCACAGCCATGTTATCGGCGTTGCCTCGCCGGCGTAGCGGTCCGCGGTCCAGGCTAGGAGATCGATCGCCGAATTTTTCAGGTCGTCAACTGCATGGGCGGGATTGTCGATGCCCCATTTGCGACGCCCGCCGGCGATCATCGCGGCGACTTCGCGCCGGGTCTGCGCTACCGTGTAACCCGGCAGCGTCAGCGCCTCGGTTGCGATGATGATTTCCGCGTCGGACCAGCCACGCGCGATCCAATGGCCGGTGATGCGAACGAGATTGTCGTGCCAATGATCGCCGGCGCGGATGCGCGCGAGGCAGGCCTCCACCGAAGCGATGTCAGAGCCGATTTTCAGGTCGGTGCGCGATGAAGACGCGGTCTCGGCCGGCTCCTCGGTTGTAGCCGGTGTTGAGCCGAGAAGCGGTTGCACCGGCGGGAACGCTTTGGCGATATGCTCGGGGAGATAGGTTTTCGGCCGCCCGTCATCGAACGTCAGAAACTCCGTACGCTCGATCACGCGGCCTTCCTTCAGCGGCCAGGCGATCGATCCGCCTAGCCGCATGACGCGGCTTGGATTAACGACGGTCGTGTCGCCGCCGAGCGTTTCCGCGAGAGCCAGGTTTTGCGCACGGCAAGCGGGCGCATCGCGTTCGGGCGCTTGCAGCCGCCAGAGCATTTGCGCCCGCACGTGCGGCTGGCGGCCGGTGACGACCACGGCAGTCGGCGGGCAGCCCCGATGGCGATAGTTGACGGCAGCGGTCGCGGTCAGATCGTCATCGATGTCAACGTAAAAGGCGGTAAGCGCAAAAAAATCCTCGTCTTTGCAGCGACCGAACGGCGGCGTCCCGGGCTTGCGCAATGCCTGGCCGATGTAGAGGTTCTGGCCGGGCTTTCTATTCTCGGCGACCGCGCGCGCGACCAGTTGATCGAGTTCGTCTGTCCCGAAGATGGCAGCATGCCGCAGCCGTCCATCGCGGCCGTCAGTCCAGGCAAGCTCGATGCGCCCCTCATGGCAGCCGTCGAGCCAGCCTTCGAACAAATGCGCCACATGGCGACGCATTTGCTCGGCATCTGGCTTGATCATGGGCTGGACGTTCGAAGTTTCCATAACGTCGGTCGCAACGACGGCCGGCGAGCGCAAACACTCGCCGGCGGCAAATCAGAACAGCGGTTCCGTGAGCGGATCGGCGGCCGGCTTTGGCGCCGGCGGCGCGACGTGTTGTGCGGGCTGGGCGGGCTTTGATGCTGCGGGCGCAGCGCCTTTCCACACGTCGGCATCGTCCACCGGGCTGTCGTCCGCCAATTCGGCTGGACGATCGACCCACTTCACGATTTCGAGCTGTGGCCGATAGTTGGTGCCGTACTTGTCCTTCATGGGCTCGGAGCCGGTGCAGGCGACGACAGGGACCTTGCCGCGGTTCTCGGATTTTGCGCCTTGCTCTTCGAACACGCCGTAGAGTTCGCGCAACGAGTTCGAGAGATGGATCGATGCGGACGAGAATTCGACGGCGCCACCGAAGAATTTCGGGCTGAAGGCCGTGACGACAAAGCCCCGCTTGAAATCCTCGCCCGGGCTTGGCGCTGAGCGATCGAGCGAAGGGTCGATCACCCGCTCGGGCGCCTGGCCTTCGCGAAAGCGAAGCCAGCCGGTGCGGATGTTTTTCAGGTCGAGGAGGAAGGTCGGGCGCGCGATCTCCTGGTCGCCGCCTTCGGGCGAACGCACGAACCACTTGTCGGCCTTGGCATTGTACTTGACGTAGGGCTTGATGATTCCAGAACCACCGATGTTGAGACCCATTGCGCTTCTCCTTTTGCGTTGAGAGTCGTTTTCAGAAACCAAAAACGTCGCGCCCCGCCGCACGCGCGGCCGGTTCAGACCACCAGAACGAATCGAAGTCGGGGACGATCAAGCCGGCGAGTTCGTGGGGGTCGTTTGACACCGCGAGGAAACGGCCGAGAGAGTGTGCAATTGCGCGCAGCGCGGCGAGGTGCTGGCGCACGTCATCGACGGACATCTCGTAGACCGTGACCTGTCGCTTGTCGGTCTTGCCGGGTGCCGGTTTCGCGTAGGCAAACCGCATCCCGAAATTGCCGTGCGCCGTCGCGTAGACCGCGCCCTGGCGGCTATGCGAGTTGCCGATCTGCGACGGGAAACGTTCTGTCGTCTTGAGGTCGACGATCAATCCATGACCGGAGAAAAGCCAGTCGACATAGCCGATGACCGGGACCGCGATGCCATCTAGCCTAATCTCGATCTTTTCCTGGTAGCCGTCCGGCGTTCCGTATTGGCGAAGCTCGGCGAGTGCCCCGGTTACCCAACCGGCTAGCTTCTTGCGCTCTTCGTCGCGCCGCGGGTCGGCGCTCAATACCGTCTGGCGAATGAATTCCCGCTCTGCGGCCTCCACGCATTCGTCGATCGATAGTCTGGGGTTGGTGAGACCAAGATGCACGCCATGCTCGACGGCCTTCCCGCGCGCTGCGGCAATGCCGGCCGGGAGTCTGCGGCCAAGGAGCCGCTCCATGATCCACAAGGCTGGCTGTGCAGCCCATACATTAAGCGAGGACGCGGAGAGGTGCTCGATGCCGTGCCGTTCGAACGAGCTCGCGGTCATCGGCGCGTCCTCATCAGCACGGATGCGCCGCGCTCGATCAGATCGTCAGGGTGTTCAAGAAATTCGATGTCTGCGTCTTGAAATGCCGCCCCGAGCTTCAACTCGATGTCGCCGACGAGTTCGAGACGCTCGAAAGGATCAAGCCGCCACAGGCGATCATGCGGACGCGGGAATTTTCCGAAACGCTCGAAGAAGGTGAGAAGGACAGCATTCGTGGCGAGCGCATAAGCATCGCGGCGACCGGTAACGCGAAGCGGCGTGTTCATCGGCCGGCTCCCGGACGCGTCGTTTTGCCAGCAGCCGGTGCGCGTTCCCGCGAGATCAGCCACTCTCGAAAGCCGTCGGCGCGGTAGAGCACCTTGCGTCCGATGCGCACGCACGGCGGACCGATCCGCCGGGTTTCCCAACGCTGAAGCGTATCGACCGAGACGCCGATTTCCTCGGCAACCCGAGCGCGCGTCAGCCAGCCATCAAGCAGGGCGGGAGTGCTGGCTGGGTTCGGTTGGTCGCTTGCCTCGTCCATGACTCGTTCCGTGCGGGGCGCGTCGATTTGCGCTGCACCGATACGAGCACCGGAACGGTCGGATTGGAGAGGCGGAAAACCGGCAGAAACCGGCAGAACTCAGGAAAGGCCCGTTGTTTCAGCCGTTTGAATGGATGGCCACCCAAATTCCGCTGCGGACCGGCGGAAACGGGCTGAAACAAGCTGGGCAGTGTTGCAGGGACTGAACTGCCAGAAAATCAATGCCGCTGGACGCGCCCGTGCGACTTTGGACGCAGGATGAGGCTGATGGTGATTGCGACGCAAACGAAGGCAATAAGGCTGCGCATGGAGACCGGGTTGTCGATCGTAAGCGTGAAAGTCGGCTCATAGAGAACGATGCCGCCTATCACGGCTGACAGCCAGGAGCTTGCGATGGCGAGAATGCTCCCGAACTTGAGACCAATCACAACAGTCGCGGCGAGATAGAAGAAAACAGCATAAGGAGAGAACTGCTCGCCGCCGAGCATGGACAGAGCTCCCGTGATGAGCGCAATGCTGCCCGCCATCATCATGCCTGGGCCGATAAGCGGAAGCGAAAGAGCGCGGCGGAAGCGCGACGCGGATCGCGCCGGTGCCGTTTCGCGCACGAACCTTGGCCGCGGGTCCCGGCTAACAAAGCTGCGCACATGGCCGACGATATCGATTGCAAGACCGTCGTTTACGTCCCGCTTCTGGTCGTCTGAAAGGCGAATCGGCTTTTCCTGCTGCCAGCGCGGGTCGTTAGATTCGTAATGAAGCTCCCACGCGCCATTGACGTAATGTAGCCGCGCAATGAGGGCCTTGATTTCTCCACCTCGGCGTTTTTCAACAACGACGAGGTCGCCTTCGACCGGTCCGGCCGGACGCGAGAGATTGTAGTCGACGTAGACCGCAAAACTCCCCGGAGGGATCGTCTGGTCGCAGACGTGTCCGCGAACCTCGACCGCGAATTGCTCCAGTCCTTGCAGGTCCTCTCGTGACACGACCTGCAGCGTCGTCGCGCCGCTGTCAGCGGCGGCCATTGCCTCGCGCATGGAGATACCTTCCCGCCATACCTCGCCTTCCACTATTCCAATGAGGCGCGCGCGATTCGTGTCAAGCGTCGCGCCGACCTCCTGCTGGCCTCTGACCAGCGAGCGGAAGGGCTCGCCACGGCCGTAGCGCAGCCAATCGACGTTCACGTCGAGAATTTCCGATATTTGATCGAGATGGGAATCGGGAGACGAAGCTCGCCCGCCCGTTCGCCACCATTGCGATGGCAACCCCGGTGACACGCCGAGCCGCCGGGCAAGCTCCCGGACGCCCATGCCGCGCTGCTCAAGCGTCCATTGGATGCGTTTAGCAGGCGTGTCCATGCGGTCTGAATCGCTTAGCTTGCCCCGATCCTTAGCAAGGGCTGCCGGGGCGTTCGAGAATCACAATTGGCTTAATGACGGCCGTCAGAATGGCGAGAAGTCACGAAGGGTCAATAGGAAATTGGCCTCCTAAGCCCTTCATCCCTCCTGGGCGATTTGCCCGCATCGCGCCCCAGGTGCGGGGCTGTGGATTGCTTGACACCGCACCCATCATGATTAGCATTGCTAATCAGTGATTCGCAAGGGACCTGCCGTAATCCCTACGATGCATACGCAGGAACGTCGCCAATGCCGCTGCCGCCACGACCCTTTCAGATTCTCAACGATGTCGCAGTCCGCTGGTCGGTCCTGCCGATGGAAGTAGTGGCATGGGCAACCGACGGATTGATCGCGCTCTCGGCAGCATTGCCGCCGATAACAGCAGCTTCATCACGGATGCTCTCCGATATTGTGGAAATCGCCGGCAGCGATGTCTTACCACTGTTCAGGCCAGACGGAGCACGCTTGGAAAGGGTCTCCATCCGGCGCGTCCGCTCTCAAGGCGAGACGGAATGGCAGTGGATCGCCGAACCGTCCAACGGGATCACGATTACAGCGCCTGAGGTCCTCGTTACGCGCGCTGAAGTCGAGCGCTTCGAGCAACAACACGACGTTTGGAGCAGTTCCGCGCCCCGCGAAATCAAACTGCCGGAGCAACCAGAACGCCATCGGGTCGCCGGCCCCGGCGCGCCGCCACGGTACGATTGGAATGCTTTCACGGGCGCAGTCGCGCGACGCGTGCACGACGATGGCATGCCGGCAAGCCAGGGCGAGCTGATCCGCGATATGCTCGACTGGTTCGGCGCAACTTTCGGCGCGGTGCCGGACGAGAGTACCGTGAGGCGCCGCGTACAGGCGCTGTGGCCGGTGCTCACCAGGAGAGGTTGATCTTGCTTGCCGGAGATGAACGCTGGCCGCTGCTCGCGCTCAGCTATGCGGCCACTTCCGTTCTGGCCGCTTCGCCGTCAGCGACATTATCGCTCGCGACAAGCTTCAGCTTAGGCCGCAGCATCTCGCCGACCTGGTTGAGGCCCACCCGCAAAGGATCATCGAAGAGATGGGCGTAGCGCTGCGTGGTCTGCACCTGTGTGTGGCCGAGCAGTTTACCGATCATGGGCAGTGACATTCCGCCGGAAACCAGCAGCGATGCAAAGGTGTGGCGCAGGTCGTGAACACGAACATTCGTAAGCTTGGCCCTCTTCCGCACATCGTCCCAGAACCGCTTGATTTCGTGGATGGGCTTGCCTTCGGCATCACCTGGAAACACCCACGGGCATTCCGCGGGCACGCGGGCGCGGATCGTGCGCAGGAGTTGAACTGCGGCACCTGAAATCGGAGTCCTGTGGAGCCTCCGCTGCTTGGTCGTATGCGCAGGTTTTGTCCATACAGCGCGGTCGAGGTCGAACTGGTCCCATGTTGCATTCAAAACCTCGCCGCGCCGAGCGCCGGTCAGCATCAACAGCCGGATTACGTCGGCCATTCGCTGGTTCTTATGCTCGTTCAGAACCTCCGAAAGTCGGCCGATCTCGGTGACATCGAGAAATCTCTCGCGGGGGTTCTCGGGATTGCGAATGAAACCGGCCGCAGGATTGTCGGCGCGCATTTCCCAGCGGATCGCGAGGTTGAACATTTTTCGAACGGCGCCGCCGACCCGGTTTGCCCGCCCCGGTGTTGGTCTCGGCGACCGAAGGGGCTTCAAACGCTTTTGTTTCGTCTTTGCCTTATGGGGTCGCGCCCGCCCCTTCGCGACCTCCACCAACAGCTGGTCAACGTCTGAGCGCCGTATATCTATGACTTTGCGCTGACCCCAGACCGGCATAACGTAAGTCATCATCATGCTGCGATAATCGCAGGCGCTGTCCGGCGCCAAGCGCACAACATGCTCGGTTAGGTAGCGTTCGATCAGATGCTTTACCGTCGGCGCCGTTCGGCGCTCGTCGCGCACAGCAAGTGGGTCGATTCCTTGATCGATCTCGCGCTTGATTAGTTTGGCGTGTTCCCGGGCGGCCTGCGTCGACCAATCAGGGAAATCGCCGATGTACAGTCGGCGGCGACGCCCTTCGAACATGTAGTCGAGCGTGAAGCTCTTGCGGCCGGTTTCTCGGACTTGCAGGCCAAAGCCGATGACCTCTTCGTCCATGAAGATCGGTGATCTGCGCCCCCGAGGCGCGGCCTGTTTCGCAAAGCGATCGGTCAGCTTTACCCGCAT